TACATAACTCGTTGTATGTAAGGAGTATATACATCAGAAACCCACATAGGTTCATAGATTATATCTCCCGATAATCCAAAAGCAGGTATACCTTTCATTGGATTAGACTTAGCCCAGATTATTTTCTCGGGGCATATGTCAGGATTTACATCAATTACAATAAGATCAGATAAGCGAAGAGGATACTTCTCGAAGTCAGCGAGAGTTGTATCGAGTTTATAGTGAAGAGCAAATAACTTAGGGCCGATCTTTGCCATTCTATCAAGCAACACCTCCTCTGGAAATCTTTCTGGTTGCGTTGGTTTGTTTTGTTCTATATTTAAACCTAAGACCCATTCATCAACATCCTCAGTTTCTGCAATACTACTCTTATCGGGCATGACTGCCGGGAATTTTGTTACCTTATACCCCATCTTTAGGTGCGTATAGATAGAGTCTTTAATCTGTGGAGTACCCAAGAAGATAACTCGTCCACCCACGTTACGAATCTGTTCAAACTCTGCTACCTTATTAAGTAACTTCTCTCTAGCATTAGCAGTTTCACAGTTACCTTCTATTTCTACATCATCTGCAATTACAAAGTCAGCATGAGATCCGGTTATCTGTGATCCAATACCCCGAGCAAAGCAAGATTTATCCTGACCAATCTTAGTCCTAGCCTCTACGTTAAAAGCAAAGGCATTATCTGTAGTATGATCACCCGGTCTCAGGTGTTCACAGTAAGGAACAAGATCCAAGATCTTTCTTGTCATACTAATAAACTCTGCTGCTTTGTTACCTGTAGCGGACACCACCATGATGGTAGCATTAGCGTCCCGTAGGAGGAACCACGAGGCCAGACAAGCCGTTATGACAGACTTTCCGAACCCCCGCCCAGCTTGGAGTTGCATGTCCTTAGCGAAGCTCTGGAGCCTCTCAGCCATAGCATACTGGACAGGTGTAGGTTCCCCCAAACCTAGGTGTTTAAAGCAAGCCCAAAGATGGTTCCGGAAATCTTCGAGCATTTCTTGGGGTATGTTCATCAGTCTAGGCCTCCTTCCTAAACGGTATAGCATCTGTCATCTTCTTCTCAAGGAAGTCAAGAGAGTCCGAAGGGATGCCATCCAAAGCCTCACGGTTATCATTGATATACCCACGGATAATCTGATAAAGTCCGGGTGTACATTTACTCTCATCATCAAGGTCAGCCAGCAGGCTATCAGCCAGACGGTCATTAAGTACATTAATTTTATCAGACATCAGTAGGTTGCTCCATCTGTATCAACGGAATCGGCTACTAAAGCTAGAATACTAATTTGTAATTCCGCATTGATCAAAGCAGTTTCGGAACTCAGGTTCTCTTCGTGTATGTGAGTTAAGGTCCAAGATAGTGTATCATCTATTGACCGATTGTATAGGTTATACCCCCGCAATAGTGAATGTTTTATTCTTCCCCACGCCAATCCCCCCGGGGCGTCTGGATCATCAATAACCATGGTATAGGAAAGACTTAATATTGTATCATCAGCTTCTAATCCTAAAGCTGCTCGTATACCTTCGTAAAACATGAGATTATGCTTGGCAGAAATCAATAGCTCGTCTAAGGAACGGGTAAAAACAAACGATGTAAACCTGCAATTCGCAGGCCTCTCTCGCACGAGGTTACTAGCCCCAGTTCTAGATTCAACCTGAGGAGTAAACCCAGTGTCCATCTCCTTGCCCCAAGGTTCTCCAGCGTCCTCTGTGGTGTCATCTCCGGGGTAATAGAAATTGTTCGAAGTTCTCAGCTGCTTCATTAAAGCACCAGTCTCACTATAAAAACCTCGTTGAATATTATACACACTGTTTCCAGTTACAAAGACGCCCTTGTAAGCTTGGAGTTTAATACCTGTATCCAATACGCCCTCTAGTGATGTGTGATGGTCTCCTTTAACCATATTACCCGAAACGAGAATGTTCTTAGTAGGAGTACTCCCGGCTGAGTCCGAAACTAATATACCGTTATTGAATCCATAACTTGGTGAAGCGGGTTTGTTCATAGTAATATTATTGTTAGTAACATTTGTGTTCCTACAGTCATGAATACGAACGCCATTCCTTTCTGATGTAGGAAAATCAATACCATCATCAGTAGGACTAAGATTACACAAAACCCTATTATTAGAAATGATACCTTCGTAAGTACCGGTCATATAAATACCATTATGAGTCTTCCTAATATTATTAGCTTCTATAATACAACCGTTTATTGTATTCGCTCCAACTCCTCTACAGTAGATACCCCCACCACCTATAGCTTTGTTATGGTTAATTGAGTTACCAGAAACCAACACCCCACCACTAATAGAGACTCCCTTACTACCACCCTCTTCAGCACCAGCCGAGACATAGATTGCATATCTACCAGCATCAGGCTGACACCCTTGTATAGTATTACCTGTGATTTTCACAGAACCCTTAGTTCTCTCACATTGATTAAAGTATATAATACAACCAGTAGATACCCCTTCTATATGATTAAACTCATTAGCTGTTTGGATAAGTGTATTGTTTGTAATCAGAGCTTGTCCACCTAATGTATAAATCCCCGTAGTTTCGTTACCGTTTAGTGTATTATTCGAAACAGTATAGCTATCGCAATACCATAGATTAAGCCCAACATAGTTAATCCTATCCTCATTTCCACCACCATCATCATATGCGGTCCGTTCGGGCTGATAAGATACGTAATTATCTATTACTTTAAGATCTCTAGGTACTCCATAACTTTCGTAATCCATATTTACTTGGACTGGGTTGCGTACACCACGGAAAGTACACCCAGACACTTGAATATTTTGACTACCTTGTCCAATTCTAATACCATCCGAGGATCCATTAGTATTAGGATTATTTTGCTGGAAGGTGCAATTATTAACCTTAAGGTTAACTGTGTCGGTTACCCCTACTAACGTATGACTAAAACCTTCAACTGTTATATCTCTAATAGAAATATTCTCAGTGTAGTTAGAAGATGCAGTACCCGGAGTAGTACTCCCTAAAAATATGCTCACTTTCTCCGCCGATATATCTTGGAAGAAACCATTCTTTATAGTAATATTTTGAGTAGGTGTTACTTTTGCCATCAGAGGAACAGCAGCGGCGGAATAATCTGACCTGAAGGGGGTTTCAAAGTTTACGTAAAGGTTCCCTACTTCAAGATTCATCTCGGTAATATAATTCACTTCACCATAGTATCTATTCCGATCATTATCACCGCTAGAGTGATCAAACCATTTATCCGATGACCACATTTTGACACGATCTCCTACACTAAAATTGTCGGAGAGATCCGCTGGCGTAGCGGCATATGCTCTATAGGATCCTTCTTCTATATCCCCTCCCGGTAGGTAGATACCGGACATCCCAATCGAATTACCTAGGGTACCATTCGGTATATGGAATAATCTCTCATAGTTGGATGAGGGATCGAATTGAATTGTAGATCCACCTAAATCTATTGTGAGCCAAGACTTAAGATTAAGTGTTGATGTAACTCTGTAGATACCATAAGGAAAGCGTATCACCTTTTCGACACCACCCCCGGCGTCGAGAGAGTCAATTGCTGCTTGAATCGCTGAGGTATCATCTGTTACTACATTCCCTCTTGCACCGAAGTCCTTGACGTTCACAATCGCACCAAACCGATCATCTAAATCAATTGATTCCGTAGCACCAGTAGCAATAACTTCCGTATTACTAATATCTACAGGTGCAAAGGTATCCTCAGCCCACGCCTTCACAGTTTGGGCGGGAGAGAAGGAACCTAAGCGAAGTTGTACTTCCTCTTTTGTATATGTATTTACATCAATCTCATCTTGGGTATATAATTCATCATTTATATATGTTCTAGTGTATGTATTAGCATCCACTTGAGCCTTTGTATAGACATCTAAGTCTAAAGCTGATATAGTTACTGCACCAGTCTCAGTACCACCATTCACAGTAATAATAGAATCAACATTGGCAGTAGGTGCAGACAACTCAATCCAATTAGCTGCTACACTTCCCGGTGATTCCCCTAAGACATACTGTTTTCCATCATCACTCCGAATACACCAGTCACCGGGCTGAGCAGCAGCACCCGTAGCATCTACAAGGGCTGTCATTTCCGCCTCACTGTCTGGATTAGTTCCATCTGGTTCTGTTAAGAACTCAGAAATAGCAATCCGAGGAATTTGTGCGGTGTTTACGAAACCATCCACAAGATCAGCCTTAGCAAGAAGGCGATCAGCTACCGAATCTTCATCGGCCTTGGTAAGAAGTGATGCGTTTACAAGTGCAAGCTGTGTAGCGACATATATTTTGTCGAAGTAGTTCGCAAGGTTATTAACATTCTCAAGATATAACTTAGGTACAGCATCAGCATCACTAATGGGATCTGCAAGATTACTAAGTTTCATAGTCTTAGCGTCCCAATAGGTACCCGTACCATCCTGATTATTTGCTGTAAGGAACAGAGCATCATCTACATACTTCTCATCAACTAGCCCCTTGGAGTTCAGGGGACAGATACCATTAGCAATACCAACGGCAGGATTCAGTTTGGCAAAGTTATGCCACAATGCATAGTTCTCTTGTGCAAGACGAAACGCCTGATCGGTAGCAAGGTTCATGTTAGCGGCAGTAAGCCTTGAACCGGGCTGGAATTCGTGATGTTTTGTTGAAACCTTTGTCTTCCGTAGAATATATATCTTATCAGTAGGAGAAATAGATGGGAGTGTAATATCATTATCTCTTCCCGTATATGTCCACGCCGAATCACCACTATCTGCAAACATAATCTCATAATTACCACCGCTCACACCTGAAAGTGTATACATATCACTACCCGGTAAGTTAGTCTTTGGTAACGTCCATACATCCCACGCTTCGGAGGCAGTGAAGGGGGTAGTGTCGTTGTTATAGTTATCGGGTGCAATTGTACTAAAGTCAAACTGTCTTACTACAATAATTTCATCCTGAGCAGCGGTTGCGTTTTCCCAACCTCCCGATGGATCATCAGCGGGGAAGAAGGGGTGTGTTCCAGTTTGAATTGTTAACACGTTATCTACTACATCTGCTCCCGTATAGGATGCTAATAATGTATTTTGTGTCGCTTCTGTCCAATGATTATCTAGTGCCATAGTTGCCTCCTATGAGTTGTGATACCTAGTGATAGGTTTAAATTTACCCATAAACTGCAAGCTTGCTATGTTCAAGGGGTGTGGGTTGTCTGAAGAGACAGTAATCTTTACATCTTGTGAAAAACCAAGTATCGGAAATCTAACCTGATGCTCTGTATTCTGTCCAGTTAAAGTACTAGAGCCAATATAATCATCTTCCCATCTATCATCTGCTATATCATGAACAAAGTTCAAAGTCTTCTTAGACCTGTTGTTTACATCTACTTCTACATCAAACTCCTTCGAGTTGTATGTTTGAATCAAACCAGACCTAAGGTTTAATGTGCCGGGTGTAATATTATTAGAGTCATCTCTAAGATATATAGGTGAGAGAACTACAGAACTAATAAACCTAGTACCTATATACTTAACTGTATCTTTAAAAAGAATAGGGTCTCCACTAGGGTTGTCAGGATCCGTAACATAGATATCATACTTACCATCAGCTACATAACGATTAGTACTACTGCTGTCTATCTTAATAAAGTCACCATTACCTGTTATTAAAGTATCATAGAATGGGGCAACATCAAAATCATCACTAAATGTAAAGGAAGTACTGTTAGCTGCACCATCATACTCTACCAAAGAGATATCATCCCCACTAATAACTTTCATATTATCTAATCTAGGAATATTAACATCATGGTTATCTAATTTAAGTCTACTTAGCCAAATATCAGTACGTGAGATATCTACAAAGTTACCATCCTCATCCACAGTTTGCCTTACAGTTTTATCAGACTGTATAAGATATAAGTACTTATCCCAAGATTTTATATCTTCGACATACTCTCCTACAGCGTAACCGCTGCTCAGACCACCACCGAACGTCCAATCAAAGAAAGCATTTTGAACTACCTTTTCCCCAGCTATCTGGTTACGATAACAGTAGATAGTACTAGGAACCCAAGTCAAGTCAGCCTTAACATAGCCCCTATTGAGACCAAACAACATAGAACCAAAGCTAGAGGCAGCACTAGCCTCTAAGTTATCAGGTAAGTAGTTTGGCACATGCTTTGAAACCTCGAAGGCTTGCTCTGTAGCCAAGTCTCTTTGCCCGAAGTAGATAAACAACTGACCCTTACTATAAAAGAAGAGGTTGTTATTCATACCCATCGGAGGAACATCAGGCATCATTGGGTAGTATGCTGTTGGTGCAAACTCTGCCGTCAACGGAGAGATTATATTATTCGAGCCTGTTAATTCATACTGAGTATTACCAGACGTTCCTACAAACAGGAAGTCTCTAAATGGAATCAAGTATGTGATAGGAGTATAATTGTTAGATGAGATCATGAGATCTAATGGATCCGAGTCTACAATATTATCTGGGTTTTCTAAGAAGAAATTATCCCAGTTCCCAGATCTAGATGCAACAACCGTATCCTCATTCGCTAAGAACAAACGATCACGATAGAAAGCCATAGCGGATATTTTACTTTCCATTGGCTTCCCATCCGCAGAGTTGAAGAAAAGACCCGGACCCCTGTTGTTCTCTTCATCTCCACTCTGTCGCTGATCCCATTCTACAGGCTCTGCCTTGTATATTAATTCTGTCTCCTCTAAGGAACTAAATATCACTTGAGGCATTCGATATTTATCTAAAGTAGTTCTTTTACCTTGAGTTCGTATCTTAGTTAAATAAGGAGATTTATCTTTACGAATTATACGATACCAGCCCGGAGTATTCTGAAGAGATGCTTGGGATAGATACATGATCTTACCTTTACCATCACGTCCATAGGTATTACTATCGGAATCTGTATCATATAACGTTTCCAGCACCTTCTCGGTTACTTCTCCTCCATTAAAAGCCACAAGATCATTACCATCTGGAGGAAATTTCATATCAGAAAGCTGTTTGAAGGATTGTCCAAGGTGTAGATACTTACTGTTGGGATATATATAATCCTCAACCGGGATAAATCTAGAGGTGGCTACATTGAGATAGGTGAACACTCCATCACCGCCCGGTAGGTCTACTAAGTCAGAATCTTCAGACTTAACCCTCTGCCACCTAACTTTATCTTTATGCGGGGGTAATTGAGATCCCTTTCGATCTTCATCTCTTGAGAGTAATACATTAGTAGGGCCGGGAAGCTCATCTGTAGGTAAATAATCCCTAACCTCCCAAATTCCAAATCGTAAAGGATTGGATCCTTCATATAAATACCAACCCAAATATGGAATGTTGAAATCGTCCCACCAATTTTGAACGCCTCCTTCACCAGTAACTGGATCTACCACACCGCCGCTTGCAGTGCCCCATGTCTGTGTTATTTCATTATTGATAGAACCACCAGCATTGGTACCTTGTATAAAGGAACTGGGTATTGATGTAGAGCAGAATAAGTTTAAGTTCCAGTCACGGGTATACTCATATGTATTTCCATTCATAACACGTTCTTCGTGATCATTCACCCATACATTAGTATTGGTGTAGGCACCGGGAAATTTCTGGGAAATGATAACCCTGCCAGCATAGAGATCTCTGTTCTCTAAAGAAAATACATTAGGTACAGCAAGCAGCTCATCCCCTTGGTGTATATTAATTACACGGGCCAAAGCATCGGCATCTGCCCAACCACTAGCTCTTTGCTCTGAAGAATAAGCAGCTTCTTGAGGGTCTACTCCTCCTGTAAATGTAAGTGTTTCACCCTCTGCCGCACGAGCTACCCCTTGGCATTTCACAATTGCATGAGCACCAAAGTCGTCGCCTTCTAAACCATTGTCCAATAAGTGATCGTTTAGATTAAACTTAATCTCGGTGTTCCCACTTTCGCCTCCATTTGGCTGTACTATATGTAAGGTCGTACCAAATTGTGCTACATTAGCAAATTTCCCAGAGTGATCGCCATTCATAATTGCATTCCTAAGACTATTTATATTGTTCCACTTATAATTCCAGAAATCTACCGCATAAATATTATCAACCCCTAATTCATCCATTTCAGCCTGCGAAAGAGGACAGAACCATTCTTCCTGAAGATAAAATTCAGAATCTTCATCCGTCACTACGCTTCTTTCCCATTCACGCCACCCTTGCGCCCCAGAACCACCACCAGTAGTACTAACATCTCCCAGAAGATAATAACGAATTGTCTTTGGATCCTCAGAATTATCAGTCAATTCAATATAGGCTAATTTCTCCCTATTCTCTGGTATAGAGTTATCTACAATACAATGTTCGGGCCATAATTTAAGCGTTGAGTACCCCCAGTCCTTAAGGTATCCTGCTTCTTCAAACGCAGGCAGACCAGCATCACCGCCAAGATGCTGACCATGATTCCGTCCGGGTGGATAGTTGGTGTTGGAATTGGGGTACACAGTTAAATACAGAGGATACCTCCTCCAACTTCGCGACCAAGACCATGTGCTCCCTTGTGGGTGGGTTTGGTCACTAGGGGTGGGATCTTCTGCACCAAAGTCAAAGGTTGCTGATGCTGTACCACCAACAGGTGCCAATGTATTCACAACAATCGTATCAGCTCTATCTGGCCCGCTTACCTGCCCATTTAAATCAGGTTCTCCATTCTCCGTGAAGTAGAACTCTGAACCTGAAGTTGCATCTGAACCACCACTTTCTTTCAACCATAGATAATTCTTTGTATTGGTTGTGTTATTATCTGAGTTAACCCCCTTGAGGGTTAGTTGACATCCTAATTCAGTATTAGTGAGATGGGCACCCGATTCAAATTCATTAGGCTCCCAAGTTTTTACACTAGAGTTGAAGTCAATCTCTAATATACCACCCTCATGGGATACAACAGTTTCAATCCACTCGGGACCAAGAAAACTACCAAAGGGATACCCAGTAGGATCCGCATCGTGGTTAGCTGGATCAACTACTGGATCCGTCGTATCAATTGCCTGACTCCCCCAAGTATAGTCTTGACTTTCAACCCAAAGCTCGGAATCATGTTTTCTATCTACAGCTAATGCAGTTAAGTAAGTGATGTCTGCACCCTCAAAATCACAATAACCTTCCCGAGCAGGGTACGAGGTGCCATCGAGTTTCTTTAGAAAATCATCACCCTCCCCACTATGGGTCCACATCAAGCCCGCAGGATCTCGGGATAATCTTCCTTCAATACTAGTAAACCCTGCTGTAACATCCTTATTGAGTATAAGAGTTGCAGAGCCTACATTAACTGTTCTTAAACGATCTCGTGCTGGTATAGAATTAGGATTCCACATTAAATAATTGTAAGTCCTCCAGTCCATAGTACTCCATCCTTCGACAGTGGTTGGGATACTAACAACTGTAGTACCACCTATGTCTTCAGAAGCTGTAATCTTATAAGCCCTATAGGCACCTAATGGAGTGACAAAAAAATCTGCCTGACTATCTGGCTCATTAGGATATTCTAGCCAGTTAACAGGTAGCCCGGTATCTATGATAATGAGAATCGAAGTATTAGCATCTACTTCTGTCCAGCTGTAGTAAAGCTGGTCAAGTTCAGAGGAATCTGTACTTAAAGTACCTAAGTTACCTACCCATTCAGTACCATTTCTTTTATCTATTGAAGATTGAGTAGTGCAGAAGAAATTAGTTAGCTTGTCACATTCTGAAGACAATCGTTTCGAAGGAATCTGCCTACCAACACCCCCACTAAGGGTATATATAGGTATTTGTATTGGGAAATATGAGAGTGCTCTTGTCTCTCTAGGCATTAAGTGGTCCTCCAGTATCTAAACCTTCCGGGGTCATTATAATTACCAGATCTATTATGTATATCCCTTAGTTTCCTAGTACCTGCTCCAAAAACAGTGCGTCTCTTATCATCCATATCACTACTTCTACCTTTCGTAGTAAATAATACTTCTAGCTCTTGTAGATATCTGTCGGATTGTACGTCACCTTGAACAATCATTTGATATTGTCTAGCCGACTGAGCCATAATAGCTCGTTGAACCACAGTATCCATATCTTGCCAGTTTACTTTAACCACCATTTCCACATAGTAATCCTTGCTTGCAGTCCATAGATCTGTTTGGTCTGTGACATTGAACAGATACTGAGTAGCTGTATCAGAATCATCAGTAGATCTAGCTACTCCAATAATTCTATAGCTCTCAGAATTAATATGATCAGAGATAAGCTCAGCAGACAGAACATTGGTTCCTAGTATAACTTGTCCTCTAGTATCTAGATTATATTTCTTCATGAATTTATTATTTGCAAGACCTCGGAACTGGAAGTCTGTTAAAGTACGGTCAAGCACACCTTGACAGACCCCAGTATCTACACCACCAAGGTCATCTAGGTTATCTACCGTGGATTCTCCTGCCATCAGAAGCATGTGATTAATCGCATCAAGCTTAGATATCATACCCATGGTAGTTCTCCTATAGTTAAGGGTCAAAGCCTTCCTAGGCCCGTTAAGACCTAGGAAGGCGAATTTTTGTATAGTT